TTAACTCCTCGCGTTGAGACTGTCTCCTCTGCATAGCCAGTTGTCCAAGCCTGTGCATCAACTTCAGTTCGATAAACAGAAGCCTTAACAATAAATCGCTGAAGCGTTGACTCAACCAAAGAAGTTTCAATTCGACCATCTGGGTGTTCCTTCCAGAACTTAACTAGGCGTTCTTCTACTGTCTCGTAATCTTCTAAATTAAACATAGAGATCATTCTCCTGTGTGTGAAGTTGCGCCGCAAGGCTGGTATATGCGACTAAATCCACATAAGTATCAGTCTTTGCAGTCTCCATGCTTCTGGCTATTTTGACGAGTGCCATACACATCGCGACTTGGTAATCAGTAACCGGCATTTCCAGATAACTCGACCAGAGGGCAGCAGTTCTTGCCATGTTGTCAGTTGGGTGACCGTACTCCATGCCTCGGTCTTGGATAGTTGCTCTGGCTTCGTTGAGATAGTCTCTAGCATTCATCGACCCACCTGCTCTAACTGACGAGCGATCTTACGAGCTGCTATCCGACCCTTAATCTTGCCATGTTCAAAGCCTTTGCCATAACCAAAGCCAAAGCCGATGATCATTCCTACTGCTATAGATAAAGTAATTGCTATATCTGCGTTCATTTACTGCCCTTCTAGTGCGCCCTTCGCACCTTCTTGGCATAAGTGTTGCATAAATATCTGACTAAATGACGGTGTGTTGATTACGAAACGGTAACAATTCTCCGTTGTCCATAGCATCATCGATCGTGTGCTTGATGTCGTTATCTAGATCGTCCATAGCGCCGCCCCGCAACTACGAAAGTGCCGTCCTTTTCTAGGTTAATAAGTGTTACTTGGCTATCCTCAACGATAATAAAGGCTTGCTGCCAGTTCATAGTTCCCTTGGTGTAGCCTGCCTTGCGAATATCCATCAGATGCCCGCCTTCTACGCCACGCAGAATGCGCCCTATTTTGCCCCCTGAAGCCTCTGTAAAGGCTGATACGCCCGCTCTGTGAGTGTGACCGCAGACCACGCTTAAACCATGCCTACGAGCCGCTCCAAGGGCTGTAAGACCCGCGTTAGGGTTGATGCCCTGTTCGTCACCATGTACTGCTACCCAGCCCTTAGCGAAGGCATAAGGCTTCTTATGATAAGTAATTCCTAGTTCATCTAAACGCATAAAGCGCTCAAAGCGTAACTCTGGCAATGCCAAGAATGCAGGGATCTTCTTCATAATTACATTGTAAAGACGATCTGTGTGATTAGAACGGATCATGTGGGCTTCTTTAGAATGCTCGACCAAAGACCAAAGAACTTCTACTGCTAGGTCTCGATCTTCAGCTAGTGTCTGTTCGTACCAGCCCGGTGTATTTTCTGTCCATCGACTGATCTGTGGGAGATCGATTTCATCTCCCAATGTAATAACGCTATCTGGACGGTATGCCTTAATAAAACTTGCAACATTGCGGACAGCAACTTCGTCATGATATGGAACTTGTAGATCGGGAACGATTACAGTTCTTTTCATTCTTAATCCTCGTCATCGTCATCGTCATAAGGGATACGGTCGGGAAGTTGTGGCAGCCAGTTAGGTGCAGGAAGGATCGTTGCCGGGTAAGTAGCAGGTTCTAGCAAGATGCAAAGCGCAGTCTCAACATCGAACCCTGCTCGTCTAAGCGATTTGTAATACTCATTTAGCCCGATGCAGTACTGATCGAGCATAGAGTATGCCTCTAAGTCGATAGCCTTTTTACGCGCCATGGTCTTATTGTGACTTATCGCATAGGATTTCGTAGATTTTATCCACGCGTGTCTCTAAACGATTTACAGCATCTTTCATAGATGAACCGCTATTTGGTTTCAATTCCGCTAAATAGTGACGAACCAAGAAACTGAGCATCGCAGTAACACCACCCAGAACCGTCACGATCGCTACTGCAATAGCAGCGTAGTCCTGTGCGCTCATCGTTTAGGTGTCGCATATCCAAAGACCCCAGCTAGTACAGCCCAGAGAATCGAGCGGTAATCTGCTGCAAAGTTAGAAGCTGCCCAAGCAGACAGGAACGCTCCTGCTGTTAGTACGAGTGGATTTTTCATGTTCATGCTGTGCCTCCTAGTAGCGGTACTTTAAAGAACGAACCATCGTTATCGCCTTTGATGCTAAACGAGACATGAAGATGATGGCGATGCTTGTTAATCCCAGTATAAGTTCTCCAGCGCCAAGCGCTTTTGGCGCTTGCAATTTTGCCGTCAAAGATGAGATACGAGATGCGTTTATCAGACTTTGCCAAGAGACGAAGTTGATCCGCCACATCGGGCATGATGTCTGGCTTGGGCTTGCCGGATAGATCGCGGTCAATGTCAATGGCACGAACCCAGCCCTGCTCATCTGGATTATGGTCAGACTTACGAGCTGCGTGCCGACTATCGCCGATGATGCCGTCCGAGGCACGATCACGATCGCCGAAGCAGTCATCGAACTGTTCACGAAGTTGAAGCGCAGCTTTGCTTATTCTTGGCTTCATGCCAACAGCGTTGCCAGTTCATCTGCTGTTAATCCTAAGCGATCTGCAATAGCAGCCTTAGCCTCAGCCTTCTCGGCTGCTGCTTGCTCCTCATCTGCCTTCGCTTTTGCGTAAGCGATAGCATCTGCTTCGCGCTGCTTGATTTCCTCGGCTGTAAGTTCTACTTCAGAGACTTCGCCTGTCTCGCAGTTTACGATGATCTTTGTGTCTGCCATTTTGTCTCCTATGATTTAGATATGCCGTAGAGTGAAGCGGTTGTGTATTGTGCAAATACGGATGAATTGCCTTCGGTTAAAGTCAGGCTAGTAATTGCTGAGGTTGTAGACCATAACCCAGCGGTTAGGTTCATCCATGCGGTAGTCGCGTTAGCCTCGGTTACATGGTCTAGCGAATAAGATTTATTGGCGCTAGAAGTGTAATTAGGGAAATAGAATTGAGTATTTGAGAAGGTGCTAGCGGTGCTGGATGGTCCGTTGATATTTCCTGAAGCGCCTGTTGAAGTGCTACCAGAGGTTGCGCTTGCTCCGTTACCTTCAACATAACGAGTGGTAAAAGTCGAAGTGCTGCCGTTAATTGAAAGGCTAAAATTACTAAACCCATAACTAGGTTTATCTGAGCGTAAAGAAGTTACTAAGACTAAATCTGTGTAAGTTGCAGGGATGCTGCTAAAGGTAATTGTTGCCGCCCCACCTGCTCCCACAGTTACGGTGCTTCCAATTTGGATATAAGTTGCCATTATGCCGCCTTAATTCCGTATAGGGTAAAGGTTGAGCCTGTTGCAAAGGTTGAACCATTAGCAATTAAAGTCACGCTAGTTATTGCCGCAGTATTGCGCCATAGCCCAACTGTCGCATCTACCGCTTGATTAGCGTTATTACAACGAGCCAGCATGGTCTTATAGGTTGTCGCGTTGCTGTAGTTTTGCAACTGAATTATGTAATTGGCTGCAACTGTTGTACTCATATAAGCATTGAAGTTCACATTGAAATTGGAACGGTTGGCTGAGCGTTGAGACAAAGCACTTGAACCTGTGCCTGAAAGTTGAGTGGTTGAGTAATTTGATCCAGTATCGCCATTGACTTGCATCCATAAGTCTGCGGCAGCCGTTGAATTACCTGTAACTACAATAACTAAATCTGTGTAAGTACCGCTAATGCTGCTAAAAGTGTAGTTAGCGGTGGCGCTTGGAATTGTATAAGTCGCTATCGGTTCATAAGTTTTAGCCATTATTTGACCCCATAAAGCGCGAAGGTTGAGTATTGAGAAAAAGTGCCTGACCCTAATTGTTTTAATTGAATGCTAGTGATAGCCGCTGGAGTTGCATACCAGAGACCGGACTCTAAAAGAATTGCACCTGAACCGTTTTGGTCAATACCGTCTAGAACTCTGACGGTCTTTGCCTTATTCGTGCTGGTGTAGTCCAAGATGTCTATGATGCCAGCGCCAAAATCAGGATAGCCGTTACCAGAGTTGAAGTTCATAATTGTTTGACCACCGCCACCTGTTGCTGATGCGGCTGAGCCGTTGCCTTGTAATCTGTGTCGTGTGTAGTTTGACCCTGTGTCGCTGTTAAATTGCAACCCAAGTCCGAAGCCGTCGGAGACTTTAACTATGTAGCGGATTTGGAGATGCTTATATGTACCGCTGATAGATGTAAAATCGATAGTAGCCTGACCCCCAGCGCCAACCGTGTAAGTCTGAATAGACTCAAAATCGCCGACAGCGGCAGGAGCGCCACTATCTAACAGCGCCGTAAGGTTGTTAAGCATTAGGCAATAGCCCCCACTACATACCAGTTATTTGCAGATGTCTGGATTAGTGCGCATGACTTGTACTGGTTTAGAACTGGGCTTGCTGCTGTTGCTCCAGCAGATAGAACGGTTACGCCACCAGCGCCTGAAATCGTTACTGCTCCTGCGCCTTTGTTCAAGACTGTGATTACTGTTCCGACGGGGAACGCTACGCTGGCGTTTGTAGGGATCGTCATGGTCGAAGCCGATGCGTTGGATCGGGTTACTAGAACCTGATACTGGTCGGTAAGGACAGGTGTGTAGGTAGTGCCTGTCTGATCATTGAGCGTAAAGGCTACTAAGCCATTGAACATAGCGGCTGAGAGAACATCTCCTGTTGCTGCTGGCATTCCTACTGTCATCTGATTATCTCCTAATACGCCATTATGTTAGTGCCGATTATACCTGATATGTCTGATCCGATGATGAACCCTTCAACGATCGGTTCGAGAGTTGTCACAGTTACGCTCATGGCATTTGGCGTGATGTTCCATGAGAGTCCTTGCGCTTGCAAAGTCTTTACTATCGTTGAGCCGTCTGGCTGAACATTTGTGATCTTTAGATTTGAGAAGTAATCCAGACCAAGCATGGTGGCAGTAGGAACATCTGGATCGAGTAGATCGACCGTCATGGCATCTATGCGGATCGTGGTCTCTTTGCGAGTTGCTACATATATCTTTGCCACATTGAGGGCATCTGCATCTGTCTGGAGAACCAAGTTATTCTCGTTGATCTGATGAGGGAAGTACTTAGCAATAGAGGCTGAGTCCTCTGATACCTGCTGAGTGCCGCCGTAGCGAGTCATGCCGGCTGAGTTGATGATCAACTTGTCATCGAAGGCAAAGGTTAGGTTTGTGTAAGGAATACCAGTTGTCTGGTTGAACTCGATCGGAGTCTGACCGTACTTCTTGATTACATTTGTACGGTTTAAATAAACTGCCGTTCCCTCAACATCTATATAGAACGCGCCCTGTTCAGAGAACTCTGCGTTCTTGAGCGCATCGAGTGCTGTGCGTGAAGTGGCTGGATCGGCTATGCAGGTTGTATTGCCTGTGTCGATCGTACGCATAGAAGTCGGCCATTGAACTTGATCTAGGATCTTGCCAATACGAGTGCCGGTATCTTGCCCAGCCGTAGCATTTGCCACAGTTGTAATCCCAGCCTGCTGCATAAGTCTGAAAGCATCTGAGCAGATGATATCCACATAGCCTGTTTCTTGGCCTTGAGGATAGGTGTACTTGTAGTCTGTTGTATAGCCTGAGAATAAGAAGTAACCAACGCCGCCTACTGTTGCTGAGACACGCAGTTTGCGGAGCGGAGTTAGAAAGCCAAAGTAAGGCGAGTTGACATTTTGTGGGTTGAAGTAAGAATCAGGATCTAAGACTCGAATCGTTGCAGACCCAGCCTCGTAAGTATCGCGCATGATATTGCGGCCACGCTTGATGCTGATCTGTCTAACATTTGGCGTTAGATCGACCGTAGGCTCTGGAGTAGTGCTAGAGGCAAGTGTGCCTGTGCCTAACTTGCCGTACTTCTCATCTCCGATAGTAAAGGGATAGCCGAAAGTAGCGCCGCTAGTAAAGTCGAACGAGACCGCTATCTGGGCAGGAAGTGTCATTGAGGCAGTCCGAACGATCCGCCTTGGCGATAGATCGAAGCAAACTTGGCAGATAGTGAAGCATCAAGCAAAGTATCGCGGAGAACATCTTGCAGACCTTCTTGGGCAATTATCGAACCAGCGTTAACATTGACTGTGAAGTCAACCCCTGCTGCGCTGGTCTGTGTTGAAGCGTTAGGCAGAGAATACTGCTGACCAGTTACGCCGTAACCTGAAGCCATAGATGTTGGAACTGTCTGGACATTACCTGCTGCAATACGAGCAACCTGAGACTCGATCATGTCGAGATAAGACTTCCACGCTGTAAAAGGATTCTTAGCATCTGGCAGGCTTGCTAGGTAGGCTGCGAGTTGCTGTGATAGTCCTTGAGACTTGGCAAGTTCTCCAGCAAGTTTAGATGCTTCTGAAGTATTGCCAGTAAGGATCGCTAACTGCAGTTCTAGGCGCTTGCGCTCCTCTGCTGTAATCTCGCCCTTGAGTGCAGCGATGATCGAAGCCTGTTGAATATCAAACAGAGTTCCAGCCTTCTGCAAGGCTGTCTGTTCTTTGATCGCTTTGGTTTGCTCTTTAGTTGTCTTGAGCAAAGCATCGCGGTTCTTTTTCGCTGCCTTATCGGCTGCCGCCTTTGTTAACTCTGCGCGAATTGCTGGAGTGATGCCTGAGCGGTCAACTCCTCGGTTCATCTCGGCTTCGCCTATTGCGCGGAAGGCTTTTAAGTCTCCACGCGCTAGGGCTGCTAACTGACCAACGCCTACGCCGAAGCGGCGCACGAAGGTAGCAAGTGCCGTTGAAGTCTTTTCAATAAGGTTGAGAGTGTTAGTAAGTCCACCCTCTCCACCACCGCCAAGGGCTGCCAGTGCATCGAGTAAGCCGCCGCCAATAATCTCCTGAGCGTTATTAGCCGATACAGATAAACGCTGAAGCGCACCGGCATAGGTATCGACTGCAACTGTTGCCTGTCCACCGAATAGGCCGTCAATTCTTGTCTGAACTTCCTCGAAGGACATGGCTTTTAGTTCTGCCTGAGTTAAACCGATGCCGTACTTGGCAAGGGATCTAGTCTGGCCTACATAAGCCTTTGATAAGTCACCGGCTACAGATACAACATCTGCGCCGCTTGCCGCGCTTAGATCGAGTGCTGTGCGGAGTAATTGCTGGCTCTTAGCGACATCTCCAGTAGTAGTTAATAAACGCTGAAAGGCTGGGCGCAGTTGGTCATCAAGAATACCAAACTGCTTCTCAAGATCGGCAATAAAGTTCTTAACAGAAGGATCTGCAAAGGCCAAGCCTAAGTTATCTAAAGACTGGGTTAATACTCTGGCCGCTTTGTCATCTTGAGCAAAGGCTTTAGCAGCATTGAAACCTGCGCGGCCTAAACGCTGAACGGTGAATAATCCAACATAAGACTTAGCAAGTGTCTTAACCTGTGAGTTAAGGCTAAGGGTTGACTTGGCGGCATCTTGAAAGGCTTTCTTGCCAGAAAATACCGAAGCAATATCTATCTTTAGATCGGCCATTATTTAGCACCTGTCTTTGCTTTAAACTCAATAGCAGAACTGCTAATTGCTTTTACTACTGCCGCTGTTACTTTGCCTTGATCCTCAGCAAAGGCTCTAAAGATTACGCGACCAGTCATCTTGCGAGATACGCGGCCTCGCTGTCCTTGTTGTCTTGGTCGAGCATTGACCAGTTGACCAGTTGCGTTGGCTCTAGCGATGAACTGCTTGCCTGCATTAGGGTTTAATGACTTGTTGATATCTTTACCAGATGCCCAAACTTGCGTGATATCGCCAACTCCAAACCTACCGCCGCTGTAACCAAGTGTTCTACCACCAGTAGGCTGACCATTAGGAGACTTGCGCCCTGCTGTCTCATAGATCGCTCCGCCGGCTGATGTGTTAACAATACGAGCCAGAGACACAAAGCCTCGTTGATTTGGCCGAGAAGGGCGTGTGGAGTATTTAACTCCGCGCTTGGCTTCTGACTGGTCGTACTTAGGAAACTCACGATATTTAGCAGTATTACTTGACGAACTAGCAGAAGTCCAGCCCGATAACATATCGCTATTAGAAGGCAAGAAACCACGCGCTCTGTTTGTGATCGGCTTGAGTGCGGCTGCCATTTCCTTTGTAGTTTTCTTGGCTAGATCAGGTTCGAACTCTTTGAGGGCTTTGCGAAGTTTATCTGCGCCTTTTAGTTCGACTGGCATCGCTCTGCTCCTTTGCTCTGTCTTTCAGGGCTTGAAGTAAAGTCCTGAACATCGTGTGATCTAGTTCAATTAAAGTCTGTGGCGAGAGTCCTGTCTCTAGCGATAGTCTCGCTACGAGATAGGTGAAGGACTCTCGCGTTACTCCAAAGGGTCGTCATCGAGAACTTCGACCTTAGCCAAAGTTTCCAAGAACGCTTCTCCGAAGGGCTTAACGGTCTCACCAGACCTACGAATTGCTTCCCAACATAAGAAATAGAGATCGCTCTGTTTCTCGTCATCTCTAAAGGCTTTGTGAAAGCCCTTCTTTGCAAACTGCTCGAAGGCGTACTCGATCGCCGGAGTGATCTGGTACTCGTTAACGCTTCCGTCTGCCCTTGTTACCTTTAGTTTTGCCATTCTTTTGCCCCTTAGTTAGTTATTAGGAAGTTGTGACCGCGATAGTGCCGTTGACATTCCAAGTTACAGACTGAGTTGAAAGATCGCCAACTGCACCGTTAATAGGTGTAATGTTATTGACCAAGCAAGACATTGTGTAAAGTGGGTTAGTTGCGGCTACTGCGCCTGAAGTCTGCTTTACTGTAACAGTAGTGCTTGTTCCCCATACTGAGTTTAAAGTCTGAAGTGTCTTAGAAGTTGCTTCATCGTTAAAGAAGTCGATAGTGATAGACGATGCTTCCAAGCCCTTTACGAACTTGTGGCCAGAGTCTCCCATTGCTGTGACTTCTAGTTCATCGAATGAACGGTTGATAGTTACAGATGAAACTAGAGATGATAGATCAACCGCATTAACAGTTAGAACTACACCATTGCTTAGATATACTGACATGTGGTTTATTCCTCATCTTTCTTGGTTGCTGGTTTTGGTGCTGCCGGAGCGATCTGACCGATCTTGATCAGGAACGCTGCGTTGTCTTTTTCCCATTGTTCAAGGGTCATTTTAACTCCAACTCGTTAGGACTGAGACCTGCATTGAGCAGGTTAAAAGATCGCCTGATGCAGCATTGAGAACGCTAGGCGCGCTCACATCTCCCACATTATAGACGATAGAGGAAGCCGCTAGTTTGTTAAAGACTGCAACTAGCAGATCCTCAATTCCATTTAGGTTGCCCTCATTATCCAGAAGGGGAACGAATATGTTTAAAGAAAAGTTAGCAAGTGGCGCGACATTATTGCGGCCATTATTAGTCGGTGTTAAGTAAGGATCAGCCGGACTGATTACTACGCTATTGACGATAGGCGTAGCAGGTGGGAATGAAAATACAGAGTATTTAGTGTTATCTACTAGCGCGGCTGCAATAGTTGCGCGAAGGGTTGAGATCGCTGCCATGGTTAGCCAACCATGCTACGCGGATCGAGATATGGTGCGAGCAAGCCACGAACGCGAGCAAGCAAAGTATTACCCATGCGATAAGGGCTTGGAGCGTATCCGTCAACTGTAACGCCACCGCTTGAAGGCGCTTGGCGGCTTTGCCAGATGTCGATCGAGATCATGAGGCTTGCTTCTTGGATCGCTGGGATCGTTGAGTAATCTGTATAAGTAGTAGCAGCAACAGAACCATAAGGGTTAATTGGGTGATAAGTTTTAACCACATTAGCCGCGTGAGTTGTTGTAATTTCAATGCTTTTCTCACCTACGCCATTGACTGTCTTGCTGCCATTAAAATTACTACCGCAACCAGCAACAGTAACTTGCTGACCTACATAAAATACATCTTGAACATAATCATTGAAGTAAAGAACGCCGGCTGTGCCGTTGTTGCTGTGCGCTATTGCTGGAGTCGAGTTAGCCCATAGAAAAGGGATCAACACATTGTCTGCTGCATCGCATACTTCTTGCAGGGTCGCATCAGCGTAGAGTGAGCCAACGCCAAGTGCGCTGCGTAACTCTGCAACTGTTGTGTAAGACATTTGATCCTCTTTCTAAAGACTGGCGGCCTAGAAGGGCACTAGGCCGCCAGCGACTTAGTTTCTAACTGATTAAGTTAGGTTGAACTTGCGAACGCCCTTACCTGACTTAGCAACATAAACTGCCAAGTAGCCATAAAGTGCGATTTCAAGTTCGCCTGTGGTTAGTACCTGCAGGCGTAGGTTTGTGACTGGAGACTCCCAGACATAAACAGATGAAGGTGCGATAAGGAACGCTGAGTTATCTACAACGCCTGATGCTGCGATGTTGTGATCTACGATCAAGTCAGTTCCGAGAATGTTACCGCGAACAGATGAAGCAACTGCTGTGCCTGATGCGTTCATTGTTGGGCCTTGCGCTGAGTAGAGTGCGCGGCCTGTTGTGTCTGCGTAACCTGTGATCGCTGCCCATTGGTCTGTGTTAGCAACCAACTTGTTAGCGAAGTCTCCGCCAGTTCCCTTGTATGCGGCTGCGCCTTCTACAGAGATGAATGACTGAAGGCCTGCTGCTGTTGCAGCAACGCTTGTGGCTGTTGTACCAGATGAGATGAGTTCAGTTAGAACTGCAGTATCTGTTGCCTTTTCGTACGCCTTGCGGAGTTCTGCCATGAGCAGTTCCATGAATGAAGGAGACGAACGGTCGATGAGTTCCCAACTGATACGGTTGAGGCAAGCAAACTTGTTGATATTTACTGTGTCATAGGCTGATGTCATGCCTGTGTCTGTTACTGATGCACCTTCGTTAACATCTGCAACTTCTGGTGCTGTGTTTGCTGTTGCAGCGTTTGTGTAAAGGCGTGGAACTGTGAATGACATTCCTGAGTCGATCAGCGCGTTGCGAGTTACTGCATCGAATACTGGGCGACCTGTGAATGTATCTGTGATGAATGAGTTAAGGTGCTGAGGAAGTGTCAGACCTGTGTTAGTTGAAGTTGAGTCATCTGCTGCGCGAACTACGCGGCGTGAATCATCATCGCCGAGTGCTGACTTAATAGATGCTTCGAGATATTGTGCTGAAGTAATTGGAGCAGTGCGCTCTTTTGTATATGCTGGTGCTGCTACAGTTGCGCGTGCGGCTTCAACAGCCGTTGCCTCAACTTCTGGTGCTGCTACGGTGTCTGGAGTATTTTCCACGACCGCCTCGCTTTCTGGTTGTGTGTTTGGTTCAACAGGGGTTTCTACTTCCTCTGCTGCGATCTCAAGAACCTGAGCAGACTTAAAAGCCGGTTCAGTTACTAGAGAAACTTCTTTTAACTTCGCTGCTGTGACAACTGTGTGTCCAGCGCGAGACGGTGCTGATGCGATAATCTCTGCACCTACTGAAAGACCGCTAACGAGTCCTTCTTGCGCCATAACGAGTGCATCGTTGCCACCTGTTGAGCGACTTAGTTTGAAAGTTGCGTAGATGCCGTCTGGTCGGACTGTTGCAGTAACCATGCGGCCGATAGGCTTCTTAACATCGTGCTGTGATAGCAACTTGATCTTAGAAGGGTCATCTATCTCGATGCTTCCTGCTTCAAAGACTACGCCGCCAAGATTAGTGTTACCGATTTCGCCTGTACCCATTGGCACGATCTTGCCTGAGATTTCGCGGCGTTCCTCGCTACATTCAATAGATGCAGCCTCGATGTATAAGGTTTCCATTAACTCATGCCTTCGCTTCCGTTGGGAGTTAGATCCGTCATTTCCATAGCCTGTTCAGTTGTAATAAGTCCTAGGGTTAGCAACTTCTCAATTACCTGAAGTTCAACCAAAGGATCATCTTTCAAGAAGGTGTCAAACACGCTGAAGCGCACCTCATGGTTTGAAGTCGAGATATCGTCCATAGACAGGCGTGTCTGAATCGCTTGAATAAAAGGTTCGATGCTTAGTGCATAAAATTGCTTGCGTTCCTCGGTGACATTCGCATAAGTCATTGTCGTGTTCTGATCGGCGCTTAGATAGTAAGCCGGAACATTCATAGCGCGAGCGATTTCAGTCGATAGATTCTGAATCGCCTCGTTGTACATCATGTCTTTAGGCGAGAATTGTGTTGACTGGAACTCTAGTGTGCTAGTTAGGTAAGCGGTCGAGTTATTTTGGCGGCTGCGCTTCCATGCGGCTAGAAGTCCTGAAACTTCTGCAGGTGGCAAGTCTGCACCTGTGTTCTTTAAGATGCCTGAACTCATTGGAGTTGCTGCAGAGATAGAAGCGGCTTTGTTGATGTCGATCGCTGCTTGGATAGTCTTTCCAGCGCGTTCTAACACGCCTTCGTCTAGTCCTTGGATCGTTACGATGTCATTCATGTCGATCGGATTAGCATCGACATAGTATTGCGTGATCATGATGCCTTCAAGATCAGTCGTGAAGGTAACGCGAGAATTAGCGATCCACTCAAAGGCTGAAGGGCGGCCGTCCTCTGCATAACGCTCTGTTACTCGAAGGTAAGCGTTACCGTAGAACAGAAGGCTGTCAACGATCCAGTTAATAGTGACGAATGACGGTTGGTTCTTAGAAAGTTGGTTAATCCAACGCGGAGCGGCCATAACTTCGCCGGTGCGCTTGTTGTAATACTCTAAAGGGATCGAAGCGACTGTTCCGCAGATCAAGTTACGAGCGCGAGCGACAGAAGGAACGCTCATAGCATCTTTACGCGATACACGAAGGGTGAGGCTGTTATAAAGTGAGGGTAAGTTTTCGCCCATTACCTGTGGCGCTGCTTGCGCTTCTACGATTAGCGGTTTGCGCGAAAAGATACCCATAGAGTGCAATTATACACTACATGTAGGTCATTCGGTGTAGATAGCCGCTACCTGTTGTGGTTTCATTAACATCGACACAACCATAGCCAAGGCGATAGGTGCAGAAATGTCACCGGCTGACTTTCGCTTAACAATTCGCCAAGCAGAGTCATTAACTTTAGCAGCGCAGTTATTCATCTGTTGAATTAGGTTTGCTTGGCCATTGTGAACCACTTGATGAGTCACTAGACCGTTGAGCAAGTCTCCGCAAGCCTGATAGAACTGCTGCCCTGAGATGTCTTGGATTA